CCCGCCACCACCACCGAAGGATCCTGACGGTGAAATTGCGCCCGATGTGTTAGCCGTAAACAATTCCGGACCTGCTTCACCCACAACATATGATCGACCCTGGCGAACGGGTCCACCAGCTGCGCGGAAGCCATCGAACGCTTTTGTCAATGCTTTTCCGACTGGGGATTCTTTGATTGCCGTTCCGATGTTCTTAATCTTTTGGAATATTGAATCCATCAAATCGCGAAACGGTTCGATCTTCTTGTATGCCAGGACGAATCCAGCTGCTAGAGCTGCGACGGCAATTACTACCAGACCAATCGGGTTCAGACTTAATGCAAGATTGAAGGCATATTGCGCAGCTGTGGCGATGCCTGTCTTAATTGCTAGACCTACCATGGCGACCCTGTAAGCAACTAAGGCAACGATTGATCGTTTGTAAGTAAGTTCCGCCAATGTCTGCGCAGCTGTCGCCGATCCTGTCGCAGCTGCTAACGTCAAATAGCCGATCTTTAGAGCTGCCGAAACAACGCTAGTGATAACCATGACGGCATTGGCAGCTGATAAGGCAAATTTCAAGCCAATGATGGCAACCGATAAGGCACCGACAACCGCGCCGATTCCAAGAATCAATTTTGAATTCTCTGCGATGATAGGTGCAAGTTTGGCAAGGCTATCGGCTAACGGACCAATGAACGGAAGCAATCCTGCCCCGATCGATTCTTTAGTTTCATCAATGGCAACGGTCAATCGTGCGAATGATCCTGTCGCTGTACCTGCGACGGTTGACGCGGTTCCGCCAACTTTTGATTGAATTTCGGATTGAATTTTGGCAAAATCGCCCGAAGCCAATGTCGCCTTATCAATACCCAATCCCAGTCGACCCAATGATGTCGTGGACCCGTCATATGCGCGACCAACGGCATTGACTACGGCTTCTAAAGGCTTACCCGTCGCAGCTGCAATATCTAGCGAAAGATTTAGCAATTCTTGCGATTTGGCGACGTCATCGGTGGATCGTACTAAACGGGCGAACGCTGGACGCAATTCATCGTCAGCGATGCCCAACGCCAATGATGTCGCTCTGATGTAATCTTCAACGGCTTTGACTTGTGCATCGGTGGCACCCGTTAAATCTTGCAACGCCTTTTCAAGTAGTAACGCCGAAGTTTCATCTTGTGCAGCTGCTTTAGCGAATTGAATCGCAACGGTCGTCAATCCTGCTAAGGCAACGGTTGCGACTTGAGCTGCTTTGTTAACACTTTTGGACATCTTTTTGATGCCTGTTTCGGCTTTCTGTAAGCCTTTAGCAAATCCCGTCGTATCCGCTTGAAGCAGGATCGTTAATGGACGTCCAATTCCCTTAGTTGCCATCAGAATCCCCTATTCCATCGATCGACTACATCTTGCGCGGTGTTTGCCCAAGCTGCGAACGCGGGTTCGGCGTACATGGCGTCCGCCGTGTCGGTCCAACCTGGTCGAATGCCTTGCGCCCATAATTGCGGACGACCTGATCGGGATGTGTAGTATCCCTTAATCGTACCAAATCGAATCATGTTTGTAGTTGCGCCACCGGAATATACGCCACGTCCACCCGCGGTCCTAGAATTCAACACGGTTCCACGGCTTGATGTTTTCGTCGAATTACCAATGCGAACGCCTGGAAGACGATCTTGCTTCGTTTTGATGGTTGGAATCAATTTGGTTGCATAGTTTGGCGCGTGGCTTCGAATCGCGGACGAAATTGCAGGGACCATGATGTTTTCAGCAATCATTTCGGCTTCGGCGCGCATTTCACGATTCGCAGCTTTGTCCAGGCTTCCAAGCGAATCCAGCAATCGGCGATATTCGCCGTAATCAACCGTGATTGATTGATCGATTGCCATGATTCACTTCCTTTTCGATCGTTCGATTCTTATCTTTTGGATGGTCCCCAACAATTCCCAATCAAGATCTTCCAGGTTAATCTTGACTATTCCTTCGACGGCAAGATCGGCGATGGTTCGTCCGATAGTGCCGTTTCCGTAAAATCCGTCTCATCAATTCCCACCAATTCGACGGATTCCAATTCGTTCGCCCATAGATCGAATTTCTTGTCGGTTTGATTTCCGCGTTGTAATACAGCGAACGCCATAACCATAAGATCTTCAAATCCCATGTTGACTTTGACAACATCTTCCCCGTCGACCCGCCGATTCTCAACAAGATCGGTCATCTTTGATTTCGTCATCCGTTCCCATTTCATGAGATCGGCGGGCAACGTGGTCACGACCATAACGCCGTGATCGGGATGTTTAATTTTGATTTGGATTTTCATTGGTCCTGATTCCTTTCGTTATGCCCGCGAAACGGCGCCGTCAACGACGACGAATTCTACGGTCACGGTTAGAGCGTCGGTAGCTGCGCCACCAACTTCCGGGAAATTCGGGAAGATGTCGCCAGTAAATACGGATCCATTGGCTGTAAAACTAAATCCGATTCCTGTGTCACCAGCTGCGCCAGCTGCGTCAAATAGGGCTTCACACACGGACGCAGGCGATGTTGATCCCCAATCCTGGTAAAGTTCCACGGACAGCGTGGCTGTGTAGTCGATAGTCTTGTAAGCGCGACCAGATAGGACTTCAAGTGTCTGCTGATTTGGTTCGACGGCTAGGGTTACCGAAGCTGCGACGTCATCATATGAATCGCCATCAATCGATAAGGACAGATCATGTCCTGTTACATAGGTAAGTGCCATTAGATTTCCTTAGATTGTGACATCGAATTGAATGTCGGTTGATAGTAGATCATTAGGTCCAACCTGAACGATCTTTGGTTGTGTAAAGTCCCCGACGCGGATTCCCGTCGGAAGGTTTTCGGACACGTTCGCGATCATCGCGTCCAAGTTTGTAAGGGCAGCTTGATTGTCATTAGCTGCGACACACAATGTCACCTGAAATGACAGGATCATTCGTGGCGTTGATCCAACGGTCACGATTGACGCGTATGGGGACGCAGGGACCAAAATCAAGCACGGTGGCGTCATGTTTTCAAGCGGTGCGGAATAAACGATGTATCCTAACGCTTCCAGCGTAGTCTTTAGAGCTGCGCGGGCGTCGCTTAGTTTGTTAGACATTATCCGACCATCGATTTGGGATCGCGGTATTCGCTAATCAATCCAACGACGCGGGACAACAATGATCGTCCCATGCGATACGGTCCGGGATTGAAATCGACAGCCTGCATTTGACCCGATGCGGATTGACGTGCGTTCCAAATGTCGACGGCAACCATAAGAGCTGCGGTCCGGCAATTTTCATTCGTGTCGTAATAACTTGATTGTCCTTGAAGAATGCAATCGCCATCAGGCACGTTCAATCGTCGCGCAATGTTGGCATTGGTAATCGATGCTTGGAATGTGTATTCGGTGACCCGTGTAATTGTGCGGGTTCCGTCAAATGGGTTTCCGACCTTGCTAATTGTGACTTGCTGTCCGATGACGTAACCGTGCGGGCTTCGTGTGGCAAATGTTGCCACGTTGTTTCGAATGGTTACGGCAACAATTGAAGCACGGTGGAAATTCAAGAATCCAAGGATTAGATTTTCGGCAGATTCCATCGCAGATTCAAGAAGTGGATCGGCGTAAAGGTTGCCGACGCCTAAGATCTCTTTGAAATCATCGATGTCAATAAGTGCCATTTGAATTCCTTTGGATGAAGTGAAGGGGACCGTTCAGGACCAGGACGATCCCCTTCACGATGTTTCAACTAGGAAACGGTGATTGCCCGAATCGCTGTTGGGTACTTGTTAGCCAATGCAACGAATCCATAGACCGCAATTTCCACGGTCATGGTGTCGATTACGTTGACGCGAACCTGTGCGGTGCCGCTTTCGTAGAAGGCAGCATATGCGGATGGGTAAGCCAGGATATTAGTTGCGCCAATGTTGTAATCGACCACTAGATCAAGACCCATTACGTTTCCGCGGGACATGATGTTTGTTCCAGCTGCGTTAGTTGTTGGACCAACGGCGTTGAATAGTGGACGATCTGCATCGTCAACCGCAGACAATAGACCTGCGTATTGTGTTGCGCCAACCAATAGACGGTTTGGATTGAAACGCATGACGGCAGCTGAATCGGCTACGGCGTCGGCGATAGCTGCGACATATCCTGTTCCACCTGATGCGCCACAACCGACAACGCCCTGGGTGAAGGCATAAAGATCGGTTTGTTGTGCGTAGGACGCAGCTAATCCGCGAAGAAGTTCGTCAAGGTATGACGGATCGCTTCTTTCAAGCAGCTCGATTGATACGCGCTGTTGTCCGGCAAATTTAACCACGTCAACAACTAGATCATCAATTTCGGTCATGGTGTCGGATGGTGTTGCCAATTCATCGGTTTCGGCAACCGTTGGCAAAACCTGCCAGCGTGGGATTCTGAATGACATTCCAGCTGCTGGAAGTGCGCGTCGCTCAATGCTGTCGATGAATGGACGTGATGAATCAACTACGCCAATGATTTCGCGTAGGTACGGTACAGGAATAAGACCTGCGTTGTCCGTTGTTGTGGCTTCGCCAGCTGCGGTTAGGAAATCCATCGCATCGCGATTTCCGCGCTGTGCTGAAAGGATCTTGCTTGCGTATTGACCAGCGGTCAATTCTGGAAGTGCGCGTGGCTGTGTGAAGATTGGTGATCCGAAAGTCGATGCTTCGACCTTTGACGCTTCAACATCCGAAGCCACTTCGACTTCTTCGATTGGTTGTTCTGACATAGTTTCGATCTCCTCGATCGTTTCGGTTGTTTCGTCATCTTCGGGATCCGAAGCTGCGACTTGTGTAACACGGGCATCATTGAAGGCAGGTGAAGTCACCAGGCTAGTTTCAATCATTCGTGCAGACGTGACATGGATTATCCCGTCACGAATTTCATGGGCATCGATCATCGCGCCAATGGAAAGACCATCGCGCAATCCTTCCGACGCTTCGATAAGCGCGTCCGCGCCTGCGGTGGTTTCGGCGATCTTGAATGTGCCGTTTATTCCGCCAGGTGTGACGCTGAAGTTAATGGCTCGACCAATCGGACGACGATTGTCATGTTCTAAAAGAAGTTTGACGGAAGCGGGATCGATTTCGTTGATCGAGCCAAGTTCAAATACCACGGGACCCATTGACGTCGCGCCAGGCTTGCCAAAAGGCACGACGACGCCTGTGATTGTTTTTTCTGCTACGTTCGCAGCTGTGATCGGTGCGCTGAATTCTAATCTCATTGGGTTGGAATTTCCCTTGTCTGTGATGGTGGTGTTGTGCCGTTATCCGTGGCAGGTTCGGTCCCGCGTGGCGCAAGATCTTCCATGGCGCGGGCTTCATCAAGATCGATGATTCCTGCGTCCAATAATTTGATCGTTATGTCCACGCGTTCCATTGGGTTTCCGCGTAGGAAGTCGTCAATTGCAAATCGGACGATCTGATTACGCGGTGTTACGTCATCCATTGAAAGACGATCTTCAATAATGGAAATGTATGGGCGTAGTCCGAAATCAAGAAGGGATCGACGTTCGGCGGTCACGTTTGAATAGGTCATTGACGCGGATTCGGCGTTTAGATACCAGGCAGGAATTCCGCAGGTTCTAGCGATGTCGGCAGATAAGAATTGACGAGCTTCGACCATTTGCATTTGGGCAGAATCTAAACCGACAACTTCTAACTTGATTGGACCTTCGACATATGCTGTCGATCGTTCACGGCGGGCGCGTTTGAATGTGTCCATCAATCCTGCGACCTGATCGCCCGGTAAATTCATTCCTTCATTCATCAGGACCATTTGTGGCACGGGTTCGGATGCCATGCGATAAGACGCTTGTTCAAGTTCAATCGCCGTCTTAATTGTGCGACCAGCGCGGGCGATCAAGCCTTCTTCAATTGATTGAAATACGATCAAGGAATTTAGACCCGTATTCGGGACGGGCTTAATGTCTACATTGTAGGAAGTGATCATTGTGCCGTCGGGACTTACATTCCAAGTCACGCGACCAGGATTAATTCGTCGGGCGCGGTATGGGCGACCATCTTCCAGGCTAACGTCCAAAACTTGAAGATAAGCTGCGCCGTAAAACATCAGATCGTCCACCAACCACGAAATCGTATTGATTCTAGGAAGTGC